GGTCAGTGCCAATGGCTTCAGTACTGGTAAAGATAATCTCGACGTGCTTATGGCTACTGCTAGGACTAACGGTATGGCTGACGCTGAGTCTTTTCTCTCTGATCTTAAGCGTCTATCTGCTGTATCTTCTTATCTTTCTTCCTTTGTCGAAGGAATTGCAGCATACACTAAACCAGATGGGTTCCTTCATGTAGGTCTGACACAGCACATCACAGCTACAGGTCGATTCAGTGGGCGTAACCCTAACATGCAGAACATGCCACGTGGTGGTACCTTTCCTGTTAAGAAGGTGTTTGTATCACGCTGGCCTAATGGTAAGATTATGGAGGCAGACTTTGCTCAACTTGAGTTTCGCACAGCGGCATTCCTTGCACAGGATGACACAGCTATGCAAGAGATCGCAACAGGGTTTGACGTACACAGCTACACAGCGAAGGTTATCTCTGATGCAGGTCAACCAACGTCACGCCAAGATGCTAAGGCACACACCTTTGCTCCACTCTTCGGGGCTACAGGCTATGGCAGGAGTAAAGCAGAAGCTGCCTACTACGAAATGTTTGTAAAGAAATACAAAGGTATCGCTGATTGGCACAAGAGTCTAGCTGATGAAGCTGTAAGACTGCACAAGATAACCAATGTAAGTGGCAGACAATACGCATTCCCTGATGTACAACGTAGACGCAGTGGTGGTGTGACACACTTCACCATGATAAAGAACTATCCAGTACAAGGATTTGCTACAGGTGATGTAGTACCTGTCGTACTGATTGAGTTAGAACGTTTGCTTCAACCGCTAAAGTCTTGCTTAGTCAATACAGTACATGACTCTATGGTTGTAGATGTACACCCTGATGAAGAGCTACGTGTACTAGCTATAGTTGAAATGCTTAACGCTAAGCTGAACGATATGATTAAAGAAGCATATGATGTAGACATGAATGTACCTCTATTGTTAGAGGCAAAGATAGGCCCGAATTGGCTTGACACAAAGGACGTATGAGAGTATAACTAGGCACTCTTTGAAAGCTCACAGAAAGGAACTCGTATGAGCAACGCAGTAGCACTCCAAGTGGAGAACATGAATTTAGCAGATGCTATGGGGTTTAGCACCCAAGGCGGTGCAGCAACACCATCACTAGCACGACTACAGTTAGTGCACGGTGCAATCACTAAGGAAGTAGACGATGAAGAGAGGATCACTGTACCTGTAGGTGCATTCAAGTTCATCAGTGGTGATGATGTAGTGTACAGCAAGGGTATATCTATGCGCTTGTTTGCTGAGCGTCAGCAGTGGCAGCGCTGGGATGCAGATCAAGGTACAATGCAGAAGTCACTCATGTCTAACAACCTGAATGCTGACTTGAAAGATACACTAGGTACCTTCAACCTTGGTCGCCCATCAGGTTACATCAAGGACTTCCAAGCTTTACCTGAAGCACAGAAAGAAGTTATCCGTAGTGTTAATCGTGTTAAGATTTACATGGGTGAGATCAAGCTAGACAAAGCTATCAATGAAGACGGTGAAACACTAGAGGGTTACTCTGACTGGACACCCTTTGTGTTTGATGTGAAGAACCGTGATACTATGAAGAGTATTGATGCTGTCGTAGGTAAGATCATGGGTAAACGTATCTCTCCCATTGAGTACACTATTAGCCTCACTGGTAAGCGAAACAAATTACCTAGTGGTGGTAGCTTCGCTACTGCAGAGGCTACTCTAGGGGAGCGTACAGGCTTCACAGAGAGTGATCAAGAAACACTCAATGACTTCTTGGATTACGTAGAGCGTAGCAATGACTATGTACGTAGCAAGTGGGACGAGTCTAACGTTGAGTCTATCTCAAGTGAAGACGCAGCTATCGTTGCAGACTTTGTTGAAGTCCAGGATTTTGAATAATGCAACACCCAGCAGAGATAGCAATACATAGCTTCCTGCGTGATGCCATTGATGGCAAAGCAAACATGAAGGAGGAGGTCATCGAACAGGTGGCCTCTGATGTATCGGCTGCATTAAACAAGCAGTTCAACTCAGGCCCACGCAGTGACTTCAAGGTACGTATGTCTAACGTGGGTCGTCCTACATGTCAGCTATGGTTTCAAAAGAATCACCCCAATGAAGCTGAGCCTAAGCCTGTATCTTTNATGATCAACATGCTTATNGGTGATATAGTTGAAGCTGTATTCAAAGGTCTACTACGTTCAGCTAAGATTGACTTCCANGATAATGAACGTGTGTCGTTNTTCAANGNNAGTGNTGATCAAGTTGACGGTGAGTTTGACATGATCCTAGATGATCGTGTTGATGACGTTAAGTCTGCATCACCGTGGTCATACGAGAACAAGTTTGAAAGCTTTGATAAACTTAACAGTGATGATGGCTTCGGCTACGTAGCACAGCTTGTAGGCTACGCTACTGCAGCAGGTAAGGATGTCGGTGGCTGGTGGGTAGTCAATAAGCAGAACGGTGAGTTTAAGTATGTACCTGCTGAGATGTCACAAGAAGATGTGATGGGTAAGCTACTTGAGATGCGTGAGACTGTACGTTACATCAACAACGATGAACCATTCAAGCGTTGCTTCGATGATGTACCTGAGACATATCGTGGTAAGGAAAGTGGTAACAGGAAGTTATGCAAGGACTGTGGCTGGTGTGACTACAAGAAGCTATGCTGGCCTGAGATACAGGAGTTACCATCCAAGGTGTACAAGGGAGGCAAGACACCGCCTACCGTACAGTACACATACGTAGCACCTGATGACTAGAAGGCACAACAAAGGAAAGTATCGCAGCGGCTTAGAGAAAGAGGTCGCTGTGTATTTAAAAGAGAACCAAAGTAAGGTTCGCTATGAGCAGCTAAAGATTGAGTGGGTAGACTTACGATATCGTACATACACACCAGACTTCCAGTTAGACAACGGTATCTTCATTGAGACTAAGGGTATCTTTGATAGTGATGACAGACGCAAGCACGTAGAAGTACACAAGCAGCACCCTGAGTTAGACATACGGTTTGTATTCAGTAACGCAAAGGCAAAGCTTTACAAAGGATCAAGGACTACGTATGCTGATTGGTGTGACAAGCAGGGCTTCAAGTGGGCACACAGGGTGATACCCCAAGAGTGGTTACACGAGACTGGTAAAGCCACCACAAGCAAGGTTATAAAAAGGAANAACCTAGATGTATAAGATTGAGAAAGACGAGATAGCTATNGTGCTACGTCCTACTGAGTTAGACGAAGATGGTGCGTGGATTAGNGGTGAGTTAGCTACAGGTGTAGCACTGCATCCTGATGCTAAGTTTAGTGATGAAACATTCCGTCAGCTTATAGATATTATTACATTGATGGGTGCATTCCTTGAAGTATCACAACACGACGACTACATATACGACACTGTAGCTGATGTACGTGACGAGATACTAGGTGAACAGCTAGAAGAAGTAGAAGAGATTAGACAAAGTGCCTATGAAGTAGTAGAAGGTACAGACAATAAAGTAATCCGACTTACACCATACACAAAGACAAAGGGTAGCGCATGACAGACGTAGTAAATAACCCAGTACACTATAACCAAAACGGTATAGAATGTATTGATGCTATTGAAGCTATGACAGAGAATATGTCAGGAGCCATTGCACCACATGCAGCTAACGTGTTGAAGTACATGTGGCGCTGTGAATACAAGAATGGTTTAGAAGATATTGATAAAGCTATTTGGTATCTTAACAGGATGCGTAAGCGCTGGGTGGAGACACATAAATGAGAAAGTTTAGCGTAACATTCGTGGTAAAGGTAGATGAAGATAATAACTTCTTGTCTGCCTATGAGGAGAGTCATGAGGAAGATGTGCACGATCTTATTACTAATGTAATGTATGACGTTGACGATATAGAAATAGAGAACTTAACAGTGAAGGAACGACAATGATAAGTGGGGATGACTTAGAGAACTTCGGTTACTACGATATGTTTCCAGATGCTGACCCTGTTAATTGGGCAGACTTATTATTCAGGCTGGGTAGAGAAGAAGATACTTACACAAGGCCAGGATCGCTTAGTAGAAAATACATTAGGTCTTGTAGGTGAAGCTGGTGAGGTTGCAGAAAAGGTTAAGAAACTTATCCGTGACAGCAGCCGTTTCCAGAATGAAGAGATTATGAAAGAGCTAGGTGACGTAGTGTTCTACGCTACAGCACTAGCAAACATTTACGGACGAGGGTTGCAGGAAGTGCTGCAGCTTAATATAGAGAAACTAGATGACCGCCAGAAACGTGGTACCCTAAAAGGAAGTGGAGATAACCGTTGAGCAACTATTTACCAACAGACTACCAGTCATTCATTCACAAGTCACGATATGCGAAATACTTCGATGGTAAGGGACGTGAGAACTGGGATGAAACGGTTTCACGTTACATGGATAATGTAGTTGAACCTTTACTAGACAGTGGTGAGAGTGAAGAGAATCTAAACATTGCACACGACATTGAGCAAGCTATCATTGGCTTAGAGATTATGCCATCCATGAGAGCTATGATGACTGCTGGCCCTGCACTAGCACGTGATAACACAGCAGGGTATAACTGCTCATACTTACCCGTGGATGATCCTAAGTCTTTCGATGAAGCCATGTTTATCCTACTGTGTGGTACAGGTGTAGGCTTCTCTGTAGAACGTCAATACATCAGTAAGCTACCTGAAGTACCTGATTTACTATTCCCATCAGAGACAACTATTGTAGTTAAGGATAGTAAGGAAGGTTGGGCTAAGGCTTACCGTCAGCTACTAGCATTACTGTGGTCTGGTGAGATTCCACAGTGGGACATTGGTTTGGTACGTCCAGCAGGTGCACGACTAAAGACATTCGGTGGACGTGCTAGTGGCCCAGCGCCTTTAGTTGAACTGTTTAACTTTACAATTCAGACATTCAAGAATGCAAGAGGCCGTAAGCTATCAAGCATTGAGTGTCACGACCTGATGTGCTTCATTGGTCAGATCGTTGT